CACAACGCCTGTTAGGGCAATGGCGTCTTCGGATCATGTTCCCTTCTTTAATGCGGCTATCGGTTACACTTGTTCTAGCACTGCATTTCTGACAAAGCATCGTCATCCTCTTTATAATGTTCTTTTGCCCACATTACTAATTGGTTGCGACCGCTTTTGCCTTTGCGTTTGCGGTGATCTGTTTTGACCAGACCTTTTTCTTTCAACTGTTTGTAACGTGCCGTTACTGTACTGTAACCATAATTCTCAAGAACAAACAAGACTTGATCTGAGATTGCTCCTTCTGCGCCATAGCGTTTGATTACCTCATAGACTTTGCGTTCCATTCGGTTGGCGTCTACTGCTTCAGCCGCTTCATGGCTGGTTACTGGGTCATCTTTGCGCACCAGTTTATAGGCTGGTGTCATCTGCTCTTTGAGTGCCTCGATCTTATGTAACATTTTGTTTCTCCATTAGTTTGATTTCGCCTTCCATTACTTCAAAGCCATAGTGATGAAGGCATTCTTCTACGGCATGTTCTCCCGATTTGGCGTACACGGTTTGATAGACCGTGTACTTTGAGTAGACATCCAATGCTTCTGAGTTACATGCTGGGCAGAAGCCACCGCTAAACTCATCATAGAAATGCAAACTGTTGTAGTCATCGTAGACTTCGCCACAATCATGGCATTGGTAATACTCTTCCTTCTTTAAGACAGCATTATATTTAGTATGGTAGACTGTCATCTAGTTCCTCCACTGGATTAGCATCCTCCCAATTTTTTATTGCTCGACTGATAAACTTATCTCGATCAAAATTAGGATTGGTCTTAGATAATTTATCAGCCATGCGATGGATGCTGGTCGGCCACCCCATCAATGGGGCGACCTCATCTGCTAAGAATTCATAGTGTCTGCGTTGCATCAATGCCATTACTTTACCTCCGTTAGTTGCGGCTGATATGGTGTGTCGTCTGATGAATCATGACGAAGCACTTCATAGTATGTATCCTCGATGCTCTTGAGGTTGTCAGCGCATACCTCAATGCGATACTTGAATACACTGTTCTCGATGCTGGCACGTTTAGCCAGTTCTTCTGCGGCAAGTCGAGCCTGACGCACTTGTTTGATGAATGGGATTGTAGTCATAATCATTCTCCTGTTTGTAAGAGGGGGGAATCTGCCGCCCTCACCCTCGGCAGGGGCGGCAGTTATCCCCTCTTAATATGTGTTATGCCAAACCGTATTGTTCTTAAACAGTTTAGCCAGTTGGTTCTCACGCTGTCTGCGTGTGTTGGCTGGGCTACTCGTGTCTTGAGTATGAGAAGCCCAGTAAGTCAGACCGTTGTATAACGCCCACTTATTCTGTCCTAAGTTTTTCTCCTCGTTGTAGTAAGAAGCCACAATGGATTCGAGTTGCTTCTCGTTATACTTTGAACGCTTGCTTGGCTTGGGAAGTAGTGACAAGTTCTTTGCAACTGCTTCTACATAACGGTGATCTACTGGTGTTTGCATATACTCTTGGTATAGATCACGATTGTTCATAAACATATTCAGCCCATTGATTACCTTATCTGCTGATGCTGAGATGTTGATGTTGGCAGTATGCTTTGCCCAAGTCTTGGCAACACTATCTGCTGTTGTGCATCCGTTGAGACACCACAAACGCAAGCCATCTGTTGACTGTTGGAATGCCCAAGAGCCATCATATGAGTTGAAAAATTGGATGCGGAATTTGATATAGTCTCCAACGCTAGGTTCGATGACATGATCGTGAAAGATTATCTCACCTCGCAGTTTGCGTCCGTCTTCAAATACTTCAACAGACATATCATAGTCTTGGCTAATGCTGGCTTGCTTTACACTGTCAGCGATTGAGTTGACCACATCATCATGTCTGATGATCTTGTACTTAGAGCCATGCACTCCGAGTACCTTGTGTGTGTCAGTACGCACCACAGCACGAGCCATGGTCTGCGGTACTTCAACATCAGGAATGCCTTCAAGTTCTGATGTTGCCCATAGATTGTATGTGTCTACTGGGAAAGCCCAGTTCATATTACCGTCCATAATGTTCTCCTTTCGTTATGGTTTCTTACCAAGTATTCCAATCTGCTTGCCGTTCGATTTTATTTCCTATCTTCAGCAATACTTTTAGAACCTTTGGCTTCAGCATCTTAGTAATGATGCTGTCTTCATATAAAGCGCGAATAGTTCGAGCCTCATATTCTGTTAGATAAATTTTGTACTTAGTCACAATGTTCTCCTCTATCGTCTAATAATAATAGTTAGATGTTGCGACAAGGAATGCCCACATCAATGCCATGATCATGAATGCCAGTAAGATCATTGACCCAATCTCAACTACAGTTTCGAGTGTAGATTTTTGTGGTTCGATTTTGTCTCGGTCATTGACCCACTGTCGGATACGATTACTCATCTTCATCTCCTGTGTACCATACACGCCAGCCTTCGCGTGTCTTACGCAAAGACCATTTCATCTTGCGATAGCGCATAGCGTCTCGAATTTTGTATGCATCTTCCTCAGTAGGAAGCAATACATTGCTACCTATTTGCATAGTATCTAGGAAGTGATACTTCCTACCTTTAGGATGCGGTGGGATTGGAATGCCTGTCTCGATATACCAAGCAGATTTTGTTTGTTCACCCATTTGTTTCTCCTCTCATATTTAACTCTACATGTTAAGTTTGAATTTTCCAAGGGGTTTTTTACAACATGTAGTATTAATTTGATGATGTTCGTTCGCTCCCCTCTTGTGGGTGGGCGGGTGGAAAGAGGGGAAAAGAGATGCTAGGCCGTGAAGCCTAGCATCCGAAGACCTCCTAAGAGGCCTTCTTGATCTTGTCGAAGAACGCTTTGCCATCGGCTTGCGTCTTAGCCTTATTCGCAACCTCGGGGAACAGTTGCTTGACCGCTTCATCGAAGTATTCCCGAAGACCTTCGGTGACTTCCATTTGATCCTGTTGCCATTTGTAGTCACGTTCCAGTTTGTTCCAATCTGGTTCGTTTGGTGAGCCTTCTTGTTCTTCGCTTGCCATAGCCAAGATATAATCCATCTGCGCTTGCTTTTTGTCCTCAACTTTTTTGAGGTACTCGACAAAGCCTGACAAAAGCCAATTCAGTTGATTGTTTGTGGTTCTGTCATCTAGAGCAAAGATGCGGGTGATATCGGTTACAAGGTTGTTAGTTACTTTCTTAGACATTTTAGTTCTCCTTACGTTTGGCAGTACCATTACCGCCGTTGACAATCAACAGACCACGGCTATTTAGCCTTTAGGCCGATGCCAGCCCGTGGAGGGGCTGGCCTGAGTCGCGGTAAAGGACAGCCACGGTAGAAGGAAATAGGAGATTAGCGACAAAAGTGTCAGGGTGCGGCCTGCTCCTTTACCGCGAGAAATAGTTGTGGTCAGTATGATTGACAGGCGGAAATGGGGCTGGCAAATGTTAGGATAACTATGTCTAGGAAAGGAACTTACAAACTTGTTAGCGATGTCATCTGCATCTTTGGTTTAGATGTTTTCTTGTGCTTTCTTGTGCAATCTACTGAATTGTGCGTTGACAAGGCTTTTCGAGTGCTTCATAAAAAGGGGGGGACAAAGGGGGGGTTCTCTGATTGTATCTTGCTGCAGAGCAGTATGCTATGGTAAGCGATGACAGAATTAGTAAAATTGACTGAGAAGCAAACGGCTCTGGTGGATACTCTTGTAGCCACAGGATGCACAATCCGTGAAGCCGCTGAATCTGCTGGGTACGCTAAAGGTGAATCTGGAAGAGTGAGTGCTTCCAAGGCTTTACGTCAGCCGCATGTACAGCAGTATATGATGCAGAGAGTTACGGAGACTCTCGGACTCAATGCTACCGTAGCGGCTAGTAAGTTACTGCAGTTAGCGCAAGGTGCTAAGTCTGAGTATGTTCAACTGGAAGCCAGCAAGGATATACTAGACCGTGCGGGGTTTAAGCCAGTAGAACGATCCATGCACCTACATGCTGGCGAAATCTCAGTGAAGATTGACCTAGGCTAGGTAGGGGGGTCAAAAAACTGGTAGTGCTTGTTAGCCAGTTCTCCTACTCAAACATTATTGCTCTCAAAAGCCCGATAGTTACTAATAGTACCAAACGGTATGAAATACTAAACTTGGGCGAATATATTGCTAGAAATGTCCTGATCGGGTAGATTATACGAATATACATCCCCTAAGGGTTCGTATATTGGTATAAATATTTTTTTTGCTGAAAGGTCTGTCTTATGTGTGTCTCAATGGGATCATCTTCCCCAGCCCCCAGTGTAGGTAAGCAACCTGACACTGGCCCGATCAAGAGTAAGTACCCGACTCCTCCAGAATTGATTGAGCAAGAGAAGAAGAAGTTGGCTAAGAACAAAGCCAAGTCTTTGATTGGTGCTGGCGGTGATGGGCCATCTTCTGCGCCAAGTCCTTCGTATGGTTCTTCTTACGGTGGAACTATGGGCGTTAGTGGTAATCCCTATGCCTAAGACTCCAGCATGGACACGCAAAGCAGGGAAGAATCCCAAAGGCGGCTTGAACGAGGCGGGTCGAAAGTCTTACCGCACGAAGAGTGGCAAGAAGGGAAACTTGAAAGCCCCAGTAAAAGGGAAGGCAGACACACCAGAGAAGATTCGCCGCAAGGGGAGTTTCTTAGTGAGAATGGGTTCTGCAAAAGGGCCATTGAAGGACGAGAAGGGTCGTCCTACGAGATTGAAGTTATCACTAATCGCATGGGGTCACTCTGGTGATAAGGCCTCTGCGGTTGCCAAGGGTCGGCGTTTGCTGGCTCGTTACAAGAAGATGAAAGAAAGGAAAGCCTAATGAAAGCCCCCAGCCTTATAAAGATTAAGAAAAATGTTATAGATGAGATCAAAAAGCGTGATCCTAAAGCCAAACCTAAATTAACAAAGGTTGGTCTTATTGATTTGATGCCACAAAAAGATGCGAATAGAATTAAAGATCGCGCAGATTGGACTGCTGAAATGTCTACAGAATTTTCTGGTGATGCAAATTACTATGACAAATTAGTTAAGAGAATTGCGATTGATTGGTTTAAGAAGCAACGTGGTGCAAAATAATGGCTTATGCATTTAGAGATGGCACTCCATACGATGGCCCAGTTATTACCTTGCCAGATGGACGCATTCTTTCTGGTGAAACTTTCACAGCAAACTCCCAGCGATTAATGGAGGTCGAAGATGGCGGTCAACGAAGCGGGGAACTACACGAAACCAGCCCTACGGAAGAGGTTGTTCAACAAAGTAAAGGCCGAAGCAAAGGGCGGCAAAGCGGGTCAGTGGTCAGCAAGAAAGGCGCAAAGACTAGCCCTTCTGTATAAGAAGGCTGGCGGCGGTTATACTTCCTGATGGGACTAGCACCTTCACAGAAATCCCTTCGCGCTTGGACAAAGCAGAAGTGGCGCACCAAATCAGGTAAGCCCAGCACCCAAGGCAGTGAGGCAACAGGAGAACGATACTTGCCCGAAAAGGCAATCAAGTCTTTGAGCGATGAGGAATATCAGCGCACCACAAAGGCTAAACGTGCCGCGATACGTAAGGGCAAGCAGTTTTCCAAGCAACCAGAATCTATTGCAAAGAAAACAAAGAAGCATCGCACATGAGTTTTGTTCATATGCTCTCCAATGAAGAGCGTGATATATTGCGGAGAGTGGTGAAGAAAGTTCACCTTGTTCACCACCCTAAAGAATTTTGCACCGACTATGAGGCTGACAAAGTAATTGCAGTAATTGGCCCTGAGATTGTCGAGCGAATGATTAAGTTTGGGAAAGACAAACAGGTTGACCAACTTTAATTACAAGCCAGATGGCGCGGTACTGAAAGCCTTTATGAAAGATGACACCTTCTTTCGCGGCATTCGTGGCCCTGTCGGTTCTGGTAAATCCGTGGGTTGCTGTGTGGAAGTGTTCCGCAGAGCGTTAATGCAGAAGAAGAACAAGGATGGTATTCGGCGTAGTCGTTGGGCGATCATTAGAAACACCAATCCCCAACTCAAAACGACAACGATCAAAACGTGGCTCGATTGGTTTCCAGAAGACCAATGGGGTAAGTTTCATTGGTCAGTGCCATTCACGCACCACATCAGGCAAGCCGACCTTGATCTGGAGGTTATTTTCCTTGCCCTTGATCGGCCCGAAGATGTTAAGAAGTTGCTATCGCTTGAACTTACTGGCATCTGGATTAACGAGGCTCGTGAAGTCCCCAAGTCTATCATTGATGCGTGTACCATGCGTGTTGGTCGTTTTCCTTCTATGCGCGATGGTGGGCCTTCTTGGTCTGGGGTAATTGCAGACACTAACGCCCCAGAAGAAGATCACTGGTGGCCTATCATGTCTGGCGAAGTGCCAATACCTGACCACATTCCCCGCGAACAAGCCAAGATGTTGGTCAAACCTGACAACTGGAACTTCTACACCCAACCATCTGGGATGACTGAAGTGCTTGATGAGGAGGGTGGTGTTAAGGATTATGAGCCAAATGCTGATGCTGAAAACAAAAAGCATATGCTTAAGTCTTATTATCCTAACCTTATTCGCGGTAAAACTAAGAGTTGGATTGATGTTTATGTAATGAATCGTCTTGGCGCGGTTCAAGATGGCAAGCCAGTTTATCCCAGTTTTGTCACTGAGACTCACGTTGCTAGGGAAGAAATACCAATTGCAGATGGTGTGCCTTTGTACATTGGCATTGACTTTGGGCTTACCCCTGCGGCTGTCTTTGGTCAAAAGGTTCGAGGACGCTGGTTGATTCAGTCTGAGATCGTTGCCATTGATATGGGCATTGTTCGCTTTGCTGAATTGTTGCGGCAAGAAATTGCCACCCGCTTTGCTCATCTTGAGGTTCACATCTACGGCGACCCTGCTGGCGACTTCCGCGCACAGACCGATGAGACTACGCCATTCCAGATTCTTCGCGGTGCTGGCCTCCGTGCCTTCCCCGCTCCATCGAATTCAGTTGACCTTCGCCTTGAGTCTGTATCCTCTGCGCTTAACAAGATGGTTGACGGAAAGCCAGCGTTTCTGGTGGATAGACGATGCCCAAGCCTGATTAAAGGCTTTGAGGGTGGGTATCAATATAAGCGAATGGAAGTCTCTGGTGAGAGATATGCTGACAAACCAGAAAAAAATATGTATTCTCATATTCATGATGCCCTACAGTATTTAATGTTGGGGGCTGGTGAAGGTAGACAGTTGATGTCCAATCACAAGCCTATCCAAGCATTCAACGCTAATAAAGGGTATGATGTGTTCGCAAGGAAACCAAAATCGCGCAAGCGACAAGGCCTATGGGCAAGGATGTAAGTTATGTGTATTGGCGGCGGCAGTTCAGCACCACCCCCTCCTGATACTTCTGCACAAGAACAGCAGATGGAAAAAGAGCAACAAACTGCAAAAGAGCAGAAAGCAAAGACGCTTGAGAAGAAAGTACAGCGCATTCGCGGCGGTACTGGTCGGCGTTCATTGCTAACTGGCTCTGGCGGTGGTATGGGTTATTACAACGAGTATCTCTGATGATTAACGATTTACCTATTACAACAGGGTACAGTGACGACAAAGTTGCTTCTATGTACATGGCTAAGTACGAGAAGGCTAAATCACTGCGCCAAAACTTTGTCGATCTGTTTGAAGAGTGTTATGAATATGCTCTTCCTCAACGAGAATCTTTCTATCACGAGGCCATTGGCCAACGGCGTGATGATAAGATTTTTGATGAGACTGCTGTAGTAGGTGTTCAAGAGTTTGCATCTCGACTGCAACAAGGTCTTGTCCCTAACTTTGCACGATGGGCTGACCTCATGGCTGGCTCTGAAGTTCCACGCGAAGAGCGTGACGCTATTGACAATGAGTTAGATGAAGTCACAGAATATGTATTTGAGGTGATCCAGAACTCAAACTTTGGTCAAGAGGTTCATGAGTCTTTCATGGACTTGGCTGTAGGAACAGGAGTCTTATGTGCGCATGAAGGTGATTCGGTCAATCCAGTCGTTTTTAGCGCAATTCCGCTTCCTCATGTTGTGCTTGATACTGGGCCTGATGATCGCGTTGACCATATTTATCGTGAGCGTACTGTACGTTATTCAGACATTCCTTACATGTATAAGAAGGCGAATATCTCGTCTAAACTCCAGAATAAGATCACTAATAACCCAGATCAGAAAACTAGAATTTTAGAAGTAGTTTGCCGTGACTACAAAGAACGCAATGATGAGGCTTACTTCTTCTATGCTATTGAAACAAGTTTGAAGGAAGTTATTGCTCAAGATAAGTATAAGGGCATTGGCTCGAATCCTTTCATCTGCTTCCGTTGGTCTAAGTGCAGTGGTGAAGTTTATGGGCGTGGCCCTCTCATTAACGCTTTGTCTGCGATCAAGACGACCAATCTCACGATTGAATTGATTCTTGAGAATGCTCAGATGGCTATCTCTGGTATATACCAGATGGAAGATGATGGGGTGGTAAATCCAGATACCATCAACTTAGTCCCTGGAACGGTTATTCCTAAAGCGGCTGGCTCTGCTGGCCTACAGCCAATTCGTGCGGCTGGCTCATTTGATGTCGCCAACCTTGTGTTGAGCGATATGCGTTTGAATATCAAACGTGCATTGTATAACGATATGCTCGGCAACCCAGACAGAACACCAGCGTCAGCAACAGAAGTTGCAGAACGTATGGCTGACCTGTCTCGTAGAATCGGGTCTGCCTTCGGCAGACTGCAAGCCGAACTTGTACAACCAGTGCTTCAGCGAGTAGTTTACATTCTGAAGAAGCAAGGGCGTATTGAATTGCCATCTATTAACGGCAGGGAGGTAAAGGTTCGTTCCGTATCGCCATTGGCACAGGCGCAAGCAAACCAAGACATTACGTCAGTTGCTAGATTCCTTGAATTGGTTCAAGGACGGTTCGGCCCTGAGATTACTAACATCCTAATTAACTCCGAAGAAACTGCTGTGTATTTGGCTAAGAAGTTTGGCGTTCCTGACAAACTCGTAAGAGATTTGAACGAGCGTCAACAGTTGGTTGCTATGGCGCAACAATACGCGCAACAGCAACAACAAATGTCTCAACCTACACAGGAGCAACTAATTGGTGGAGAAACGACACCTCGGAGTTGATGGTCATCAGCGCAAGAAAGAGGCTGATGAACAAATATCTCTCAACGTAGCGACACTCTTTTCCAGTGATGCTGGCAAAGAAGTGTTGCGTTATCTAAGATCAATCACTATTGAATCTGTACATGGCGCGGCTGTAACTGATGCGGAGTTGCGCCACATGGAAGGTCAACGGTATATCGTTGGCATTATTGAATCACGCATCAAACATGCACATAGGGTGAAACAGAATGGCTGAAGAATCATTAGTTAATTCTGCCGCTAGTGCTGAACCAACAGAAGCAGTCCAGACTGAGACTGCGGTTGAGCGTCCTGAGTGGCTTCCAGAAAAATTCAAGTCTGCTGAAGACTTGGCAACTGCTTACTCATCGCTTGAAAGTAAATTGGGGCAGAAAGAAGAAGACTTCCGTAAGGCTTTCATGGAAGAAATTGAATCGCAAGCATATGCAAACCGACCTGCATCTGCTGGTGAATACGAACTTCCAGAAGGTATTGACGAATCTTTGGCTACCGACAATGAACTTTTACAGTGGTGGTCAAATCACGCCTTTGAGAATGGCTATAGCCAAGATGAATTCTCTGAGGGTATCAAGATGTATCTTGATGCAGTAAACCAAGGAGTACCTGATTATGATGAGGAATTTAAGAAACTGGGCGATAATGCTACAGCGCGAACTGAGGCTGTATCGTTGTTTGCTAATAAGTTTTTCCCTTCAGAGCAGATGGGTGCTATTGAGAGAATGTGCGAAACTGCGGAGGGAGTCATGGCGTTGGAAACTATTATGGAAGCGATGCAAGGCAACTCGCCAAGCGCAACTTCGACACCTTCTTTCCAAGTTACTGAAAATGAACTCCAGCAGATGATGATGGATGAGCGTTATCATAATCCAGCACGGCGTGATCCTAACTTTGTGCGCCAAGTAGAAGAAGGGTTCAAAAAGATTTATGGCTGAAGAACTAGGCAGGGTTAAGAACCTTTCGCTAGTTTATGCTAAGAAAGAAGATGCGTATGAAATAAAGGATCGGTTAAGGTTTCCAGATATGCGTGAGTGTTTAATTCACGGTGTCACCCCAGAGCAAGCCTTGACTGATCCTTTCTTCATTGTTGGCTCAAGAACATTCAGCATAAAACTAGATGATAAAATTATCGGTATGTGCGGCACTGTACCTATTGATAGCAAGAACGCACGAGTCTGGATGCTTGGCACTGACGACATCTTAGACAACTGGAGAATATTTGTGCGAGGCACTCGCAAGGCGGTAGATATTCTTCAAGGTGATTATGAGACAATCGAGAACTTCATACCAATAGACCACGAACACACAATAATGTGGCTACTTTGGTCTGGGTTTGAACTTGACGAAAACGCCTACGAAGTATCTAGCCACGCCATGGTGAGATTTACTCGTTGCAAAAAAACTCAAAATAATGTTTACTATCTAAGACCACGGCCTGTAATGCACTGAGCGACCCAGTAGGACAATCGCGTTGAAGATGCCGAGCAGACAACCGCAGTAAACTCAACATATCAGAAAGGACTGATGAAATGGCTAACACTATTGATGTAGCATTTATCAAGCAGTTCGAGTCTGAAGTACATATGGCTTACCAGCGTATGGGTTCTAAACTGCGGAACACTGTGCGCACGGCAAGCAATGTTACTGGGACGACAACTCGCTTCCAAAAGATTGGTGCTGGCACTGCCTCCACCAAAACCCGCAATGGCAATGTATCCGCGATGGAACTGGTTCACACGCAAGTTGAAGCAACCATGGCCGATTACTACGCCGCAGAATACATCGACAAACTCGATGAATTGAAGATCAACATCAACGAGCGTCAGGCTGTAGCAACTTCTTCTGCCGCCGCCCTTGGTCGCAAGACTGATGAACTGATCTACGCCGCAATGGACTCAGGCGCAAACGCAACTCAGATTGCTGATGCTACTGGTGCATTGGTAAAAGCAGACCTTTTGACACTTTTTGAAACCTTTGGTTCTGCTGACATTCCAGAAGACGGTCAACGCTACATTGCGATGCACCCATCTGGTTATGCTGACCTGTTCAACATCACTGAGTTTGCTTCTAGCGACTTTGTTGGTGATCAGAACCTGCCATATGCTGGCGGCATGACGATGAAAGAATTCTTGGGCTTCAAGATTTTCTCCACCTCTGCTGTCACTGCTGGCAAGAACATGGCATACCACACCTCTGCTGTAGGCTTGGGTGTTAATGCTGATGTCTCTACCGAGATCAACTATGTGCCTGAGAAAGTCGCACACCTCGCAACCTCGATGATGTCGATGGGTGCAACTGTGATTGACGCCAACGGCGTATACGAAGTTCTCGACAACAACTAGTGGGTAGGGGAGGGGTTCGCCCCTCCCTTATTTTAGAGACATGGCAGTAACAAGCACAAAAGCGGATTCTCCGATTGATATCTGTAGCCGAGCATTAATTCTAATAGGCGCAGAACCAATCACATCTTTTGACGATGGTACAACCGAGGCATTAGTCTCGGTCAATATGTATGAGGATGCGGCTCGTACAGCATTGGTTAATACACGCTGGCGGTTTGCAACAAACCAAGCGGTGCTAAACCTTTTGGTGGATGAGCCAACTGGTCGCTATGACAATGCTTATCAACTGCCCAATGACTACCTGATGGTTCATGCTATCACGGTAAATGACTACCCCATCGAATATAACATCTACGGCAGTAAAGTGTTTGCTGACACTAATGATTCTGATCAACTTGTAGCAGACTACACTTATCGGGCATCAGAAGAAAACTGGCCTTCATACTTTACTCTTGCTGTCGAATATGGCCTTGCCGCAATGTTCGCAACTTCTATAGCGCGAGATAGCACGATGGCGGCATTGATGCAGAAAGCCGCAGACTTGGCTATGGCAAAAGCAAGAAGCCTAGACGCACAACAGCAAACATCTCGCAAACTGGTAACATCAAGGTTTATTACGAATAGGCGCAGTTAATGGCACGAGTAAGAGTACCACTTACTAACTTCCAGTTTGGAGCAGTAAGTCCTTCTATGCTGTCGCGCACAGATAGTCCTGTCTATGCCCAAGCCGCTAAGAAGGTTGAGAATCTATTTCTGCGTAATGAAGGCGGCGTATTGCGCCGCTTTGGTACGCGTAAAGTTTACGAGTTTGATACTACTGTTGATACTAGCAAGCGTCAGCAAGTAAGGATTATTCCTTTTATCTTTTCAGATGATGAGCGTTATATCATCTCTCTTGAGCATGAGCAGATTCGTTGCTTTAAGATTGACCCAGCAACAGGGGCTATTTCTCTTGTTGAGACTATTACACAAGATGTAAATGCTGACACTCTGCCGATCACAGATACCTATCTTGATGAGATTAATTTTGCACAATCTGGTGACATTATGATTTTGTGCCACCAGACGTTCTCTCCCCTCCGTCTGGTGCGCACAAGCCTCAACGATTTCCAAGTTGAGCCATTTGCTTTTGATACCGACTCTGATGGGGAATATATCTTTCAGCCATATTATTCGTTCCAAGGCACTAGTGTAACGCTTGATCCATCGGCAACAACTGGGACTGGCATAACACTTACCACCTCTGCAAACTATTGGGATACTACTGGGACTCAAACTGCTGGTAACTATCTTGATTCAAAGCACGTTGGGATTATTATTAGATACCACGGTCAAGAGATTGAGATTACTTCTGTTCAATCTGCCACTCAAGCAACTGGTGATGTAATTGATAAATTAGAAGTACACTTGGATGTTGATGCTATTGAGACTACAGATGGCCTTGCTGATATTGAAATAACAATGGCTGGTCATGGTTTGAAAACTGGTGATACAGTTATCATTAGCCATGCTGGTGCTGTAGGTGGCATCTCTGCAAACCAGATTAACGGCACAAGAACTGTCCAAGATATTATTGATGACAATGTATTTGTAGTCACTGCTGGTGCAAATGCTAATGATTCTGTTGTTGGTGGTGGCTCTCCAAAAATTGAGACTCATGCGCCTACTACCGCTTGGGAAGAGCAGTCATACAGTGTTCTTCGCGGATTCCCTGCGGCTGTTACATTCCACGAAAACCGCTTGTGGTTTGGCGGGACTATTGGTCAGCCTGACGGCATCTGGGCAAGTGTAACTGGCGAGTATTACAACTTCGATGTAGGCGATGCAGAAGATAGTGATGCCCTTGATCTCACTGCAAGCATTGGTGAGATCAACACTATTCGCCACATTGTGTCAAACCGTGATTTGCAGATCATGACTAGTACATCTGAGATGTACATTCCAGCATTTACTGACAAACCAATTACGCCAACCAATGCGCAGATCAAGCGTCAGACTCCTTACGGTGCATCTTATGTGCGTCCACAATCATTGGATGGTGCGACTATCTTTGTTCAGAAAACTGGCTCGGTTGTTCGTGAGTACATCTACTCTGACGCTGAAGCCGCTTATGTTGCTAACAGTATTTCGGCTTTGTCTGCGCATTTGATTAGTGATCCTGTGCAGATGACAATCTTGCGCGGTGCTATCAACAGACCTGAATCTTACGCATTTATCCTTAACAGCAACGGTAACATCGCGCTTCTTACATCTAATCGTGCTGAGAATCGTGTTGGATGGAGTGAGTTTACAACCAATGGAAAGTTTCATTCTTTATGCACGATTGATGATCGAGTCTTCTTAGTAGGTCAATATGACAAAGGAGATGGCACAGATAAGTTTATTCTTACTGAGTTTGATTCTAATTTGTATCTTGATTTTTCAGATGACTTTACTGGCACTGCTGGCGTGTTTGACGTTTCATCTCACTTTGCCAATGGTGCTGTAGTATCGGTAATTGATGGCGATAACTATGTAGGCGACTTTACTGTTGCAAGTGGAAATGTAGATGTATCCGCAGTAGAAGAAATTACCTCTGCTGAGATTGGATACAAGTTTGACGTTGAACTAGAGACTTTGCCTATTGATGCAAATATTGGTAATGGCCCATTAACAGGGAATCCAAGAATGATAAATCGTGTTATATTGGATTTGGTTGACACGTTATCGGTATCTGTCAATGGGAAGAAACTGGTGATTCGTCAGGTAACAGATGATTTAAGTTTGGGCAGAACGCCTGTAACTGGTAAAAAAGAATTTAGACTGATCGGGTACAAAGAAGACCCGACAGTCACAATAACACAAACAGCACCATTATCCTTGCAGGTTAATGGTCTAATCGCAGAGGTAGCGTTCTAATGTTAGCGGGATTGCAATTATTTGGTTCAGCAATTTCTGCTTTCTCTGCCATTCAGCAAGGGAAGGCGGCTAGGACACAGGCTTACGCAGAGGCTCAACAATACGAAGCCGAGCGTCAGATGAATGAGTTGCAGACGCAACAGCGACATAATGATCGCCTTGCGTCATATAATTCTGCATTAGCGACAAACGAGGCTTGGTTCGCTTTTGCTGGTCGTGATGCGTCGGACCGTTCTGTTCGCGCATTCCTAGATCGCCAGAAGGAAATTGCTTACACAGATTTGTCACGATCTGCTACGCAGGGCTTTATGGAAAGTGAGAAGTTACGCTACCAATCTGATCTTAGCATTCTGCGTGGGCGTAACGCATATCGCGCTGGTATGATGTCTGCCGCTTCATCCATCACTAGTGGGCTGTTTAAGTACCAGCAGATTAAAGGTGTGTAATGGCTGTCATTAAACAAACACAACAGTTTCGGAATCAGCGCATTGGCGTTGTTCGTGCTGACACAGGAGAGCAACAACTGTGGCAAACAGTAGGTCGTGCCGCCGACAATCTGATTGCTGATGTAATGAATGCGGCAAAGCCAAAGGCAGAGCAACTAGGTCAAGAGACAGCAGAACAGTATGCTCAAGAAGGCTTGCTCCGTACTATTGATCCAGAGACAGGTCGCGCACAAGCATTTACTCCACCAGCAAGTTTTGGAACTATTGCTCAGTCAGCGTATAAGAATACTATGCGCCGCCGCTACATTCGTACGGCTGAGTCTGAGATTAAAGAGAAAGCATCTGAACTATTCATTAAGTATCAGTATGACCCGCAAGGCCCAGAGAACTATGCAGTCTCAATGGAAGACTACATCTCTCAGATGGTTAAGGCGACTGATCCTATGTTTGCAGAAACTATCCGTGAGGTTGGTTCTAACTATTTAGCAAGCACCAAATTAAATTTGATGCAGAAGAGAGCAGAGGCTATCACTGCAACAGAACGCAATGCCTTGATTAATGATGCGAATGAATTTGCCACCAGCATCCAAGACTTTGGCAATGATGTTAATTCACTAAACGTTGCTTTGCAGATGGAGGAAGAAGCGCAGTGGGAAGCATTACAGGCTGGTATTATTACTGAGCCACAGTATCGTTCCAACCTGATGGTAATGCGCCGCGCCGCGCAACAACGTAATCTTCCAAATGCTTTGAGTTATGGTCGTACTGTTACGTTCAAAGATGCTGATGGAAAAGTTGCTGAACGTCCATTGACTATTAATGATATTACTCTGCTTGAGACTGCATATCAGTCTATGGGTGACGAACGTGTATTAAGCCAGTTGCCAGATAGCCTCCGTGCTATATATGAAGATTCTATATCTTATGGCGCAGTATCGGCTGAGGACTTTGACCAACTTCGTCAAACTGTTTCTATGTCTGCTACTAATTTTCAGAGTCAGGCATCTGATAGGGCAAAGAAGGCAAGTTCAAAAGATAATCTTGGCAGAATAAATGGTGGTCTTGGCGATGCAACAAGCACAAAAGATCAGGAAGTTATTGATCAAGATATTCAAGATAAGGCTGGAGTGCCAGAAGAGTTTCGTAATTCTTACTACAGAATGCCAGAATCTTTGTTAAATAAAAACATTGTTGATGTTGTCGCTCGGACATCTGTTCCACCTAGAGGCTTGATCCAAAGTCTTGAGAACCTTGCAATGGGTATGCAGTATGATGATGTTGAAATTCAAAACTTGATGCAACATTATTTTAGATTGAAGACTTACACCAATCGTGATGGCGACACACAAGACCTTCTGTACAATTCATTGTCAGATAACACTAGGGCTATCTTAGAAACTGTTGGGTATGTAACGCAATTTACAAGTGGCACTGAAGATTTACCATCTATTGTTTCTCGAGTAACGGCTAACTTCCAAGACAAAGATACTCTAGCACTTAAATTAAAGACTGTGTTCAAAGAGCCAACTGGAAAGATGAGTAGTCTTCAAGCATACCTTATGCATCAGTTTGGAAATGATGCAGTGATGGTTTCTCGCTATCAGCCAGTGGCTGAGTATATGTTTGCTAATGGAGCAAACCTTCAAGATGTAACTGACAGAATAGATGCAATGAAGAATTCAGTTTATCTGGATACTAAAGAATTAGTTGCTGATCCCCTTTATAGCGATAACATTGAGCGTTCTGCTTATGCATTACAACGCACAATTCCTAATCCTCTTATCCGTGACCTTTTCGTTTTATCTGTAAATAATGAATTGCCAGATGGATTCCATCTTGGTAAAGGCGGCCCAGCAGGTAGCAAGCAAGTATATCTTGTTCCTCAAGACCTTCGTGGCACTGGTGTTACAGATGAGTTTGGAACTTTAGGTGTGATGTATTCGGCATTCTATAAAGATGAGTTGGGTATGCTTATTCCTGTTCCAGCCCAAAACGATAAAGGCGATCCTCTTTATCTTTCTTTCTCACCATCTGCGCCTAAATTTGCACAAGAAGCGGCTAAACTTTCTGGTGCTAAAGAAGAGGCAGAAGAGCCATCAGACGAAAGAGAGAGAATACGCGAGTTTGAAAAGAAAACTGGCAGAAAACTTGATCGCTCTCTAGGCACAACACTAGAAGAAATTCTACAGAACGAAGCCGTAGAAGGCCAGATGGGTGGTGGCGCATGACCAACATTGATTGGAAGTTTATCCTCGACAAAGAAGGCGGCATCAAGACTCGTGGTTATGTACCTGACGCTCAAGGCTCACAGAGCGGCGTTACCATCGGCGGTGGTGTAGACCTAGGGGCAAGGAACGAACAAGACCTAGAGGGGCTTCCTGACGCGATTAAGGCTAAGTTAATTCCGTACCTAGGACTAAAGGGTGCAGATGCGCTTGCTGTTGCTGGCAATTTGAACTTAACCACCAAAGAAGCACGAATTGTAACTGAGTTTGCCAAAGAGCAATCTCTTAGCAATTTGCGGATCAAATGGGAAAATACTACTGGTCAATCTTTTGACTCTCTTGAGAAAGCAAAGGCAACTGTTATTGCGTCTGTTGCATTCCAGTATGGCGATCTTGAGTCTCGCACACCAAACTTTTGGCGTCAGGTAACAACTGATAACTGGCAAGAGGCTGTGGCGAACTTAAATAACTTTGGTGACAAGTATCCTACTCGCCGCAAGTCTGAGGCAGAATACTTCCTGACCAACACTAAGTCAGAATTAAAAAAAAAATCTAACATAGAATATGCTGAGACTCCTATAGAGATGCCAAGCGAGGCTGATGCTTATGACGACAGCCCGATGGTTAGCCCTGTAGAACGTGTCTTTAATGACATTGTTGCCACCACCAAAGAAGAACCAAAGTCTATTCTGCAAGAACGATATGAGGCTGGTGGAGACATTTCACCTGCATTTGTTGAGCAACAGGTAGAACCTGCTCCATCAGAGCAGACTGTTCCATCATCTAGGATTGACCCGAATAACATTCAGCCTATTATCTTTAGTAAGACTCAGGCAAAAGCACCGTCAGGTTTGTTTGAAACCATTGGTGCTATGAATGCTTACGCATACTCTCCGCTATATAACTATCTTTCTAATAAG